TGATCTCCGCCTGAAGCTTGGCCTTCTTGGTGGCGGTGAGGTTCGGGTCCTTCAGCTGCGTCCTCGCGGTCGCGAGCTTCGCCTCGAGGCCTGCGATGTCCGCATTGATCTTGGCCGTGCGCTCGACGTTCGGGATCGCGATCAGCTGTGCGGCCATCGCCTGCGCCTGCGCCTTGGTGTACCCCATGCCGGTGGCGAGCGTGACGAAGGAGGCGCGGCTAGCCGTTGCAGCTGCGGCTGCCTTGATGTTGCCGTCATTGGCCTTCAGCATCGCGTCGCGCTGGGCGATCGCTGACGCAGCCACCTGATCCAGCGCGGCCTTGTTGTCGCGGCCTTTCTGGGTGTTGATGTCGTGCGTCTTGCCGTTGTCCTTGATCGCCTGACTCGCGTCATCCACGGCCTGCTGGTAGGCGATCTGCGCACCCGACAGCGACAGCAGCACCCCGGACAGCCGGTTCAGTGCGTCGATCGCCTTGTCTGTTGCAGCGGCCTGCCGGTCGTACGCCCCGGCGAGAAGCGCGGCAGCCACGTTCGCAACGTGGGTCTCGTGGGCCGAGTGCTTCAGGCCCGCAGCAAGGTCGAGGCTCGCCTCACCGGCAAGGAAGGCGGCGGTCTTGTTGCCCTTCAGTGCGTTCGTGTTGGTGATCGCCGCTACTGCGTTGGCGTCCAGGCCCTGCGTCCACAGTTTTGACGTTTCCGCCGAGTCCACGATCGCCGAACCCACACCGCTGATGTCCTTGCTCGCCTGCTTCGACTTGAGGCCGACAGCCTCCATGCCCTTCTCCAGCAGGGCGAACGGGCCGAAAGCTGCCTTGGTGAAGAACGCCAAGGTGTTCATGGTCCGCGTCACCAGCGTCACATTGCCGGGAAGGAACCGGAACGCTTCGTTAAGGTTGTTCAGGACCGAGAGCCCCGACGAGATGGCCACAAACAACTGCCCGACACCTACGACCAGATCAGACAGCGCGGTCGGGGACTGCTGCACCGACTTCGCGATGATCTGCAGCCCCTGCGAGAACGACGCCATGGCCGTGTTCATCGCCGGACCAAGCGACTTCAGCACAGACTGGAACGCCATGTTCAGCGGCTGGATCGCGGGGCGCAGCTTCTCAAACGAACGTCCGAGATCGTCGCCGAACTGGGACATCGCCGGCGCGAGACTCTTGAATGCGTTCGCCAGGGTCGGGGTCAGATTCGTGAAGGTCCGCCGCGCCACGTCCGCCATCTGCGACAGGGTCTTCTCGAACGGCGACGAGATGATCTTCATGTCGGAGGCCATCGCCCACAGGGTGCGGTTCCAGTTGTTGCGGACCTGCACCGACTTCGCAGCGAACACGAGACCGAGCACACCGAGGCCGGCACCGAAGCCGGTCACGAGTGCGCCTGCCGCGACAGCGCCGACCGCTGGCATGACCGTGACCACGCCAGCGGTGATCGCCGCGACCACAGCGGGTCCGAGGATCGGGGTCTTGATGACGCCGAGGAACCCGGAACCAAACACGGTGCCGCCGGCGCGACCGGCCTCACCCATTCCACCGGATCCGGTGAGCCACTTCTTCAGGTTCGAACTGAAACCCTTGCCCGCCTTCTTGCCCTCGTTGTCGAGTGCCTGGCTGAGCACCTTCGTGGCCTTCTGCGCCTCGTTCCCCGCCATGGCGGCCTCACGGCGCGCCTTCGCCAGCGCCTTCTCGCCAGCGAGCACACGGGAGTTCGACGTGTTCGCCGAGTTCCGGGCGTTCTGCAGCTTCGTCTCGGCGGCAGCGATCTGCGACGTTGACGAGCTCGAGTCGTTGCGAACGCTGAGAAGGTCCTTCTCCGCGGTCTTGACCTGCGCGAGCTTGGTCTGCGCAGCCTGACGGGCGTCCGACAGCTTCGACTCGGCTACCTGCACCTTGTCGAGGGCGTCGGTCTCCTTGTTGCGGACCGCCGTCAGGTTCGCCGACGACTTCGCGACAGCGTCACTGATCGCGCCGGTCTTCTTCAGCGACGCGCCGGTCCGGTCGGCCGCGCGCGCCACCTTGTCGAAGACAGCAGATGCCCCGTCATCCTTTGCGAGGATGTCGAACGCGAGCCTGGAGTCAACCACGGTCAGCCTCCATACTTCTGCGCCAATTCGATGAGCGTCTGCTTGCCGTCGACCGGTCTGGTAGCGCCGTCCGGATCATCCAGTTCAGCCAAGACGTCCTCGTATGTGTGCAGCGTTTCCCAGCTCCAGTTCTCCGCGTCGATGACGTGGAGAGGGATGCCGGTACGGACGCTTACTCGGACGAGACGTCGCCGGATACCGGCGGGGTAGGGGGGACCTCCTCGATCGGCTCTTCAGGCGTCTCGGGGTCCTCGTAGTCCTCGACCTCTTCGATCTGGTCCATCCACGTCTCGAAGTCGAGCGTGGTCTTCTTGAGCGAGTTGAGCGCAGCCCATCCGAGGTAGAACGTCCCTGTGTACAGGTTCGCGGTGCTGAACCCCTTGAGGTACGCCTCGGTCATCGCGTACGCACGCGGGAGGACCTTCACGACCTCGACGCGCTCGTCCTGGTAGGTGATCTGGAGCTTCCTCGCGGCCATCTCAGATCTCCTCAACGGGCGGGGTCCAGCCGAACCGCTTCAGCAGCTCGACCGTCTCCTTCGCGATGTGGACCTTCGTCGCACCGAGGCCGAGCTCGATCTCGCTGGGCTCAGTGTTGAACTCATAGACGCCGGGCTGGATCGTGACCACGGGGGCTTCCCACGCGACGACCTGGACACTGAGCGCACGAAGGGCCGACGAGATGTCCTCGCCGTCGAGCGTGACGACCTGGCCGCCCAGGCTGACGCCTTGATGGAAGGTGAGCTTCGACATTTCTTCTCCTGACCGTTCCTGACCGTTGAGGTATGGCAGCGACCCCCGCCCGGTCAGGGGAAACGAGGGCCGCTGGACTTGCTTCTACGCGATCTTGCGGGCGATCTTGTCGAGTGCCTTCACCAGTTCCGCACGGACCTTCGGGGCACCGGCGAGGATCGGCCGGTTGAACCAGTCCCGTGCCTTCGGGATCGCCTGACCCACCCACGTACCGGGATGTCCGTACACCGGGTGCCGGACCTTGCCCTCGTTGGTGAGCTTCAGCTGCGTGATCCCGCGGGCCGTAATCCGGATCCCGCCCGCCCGCCGCTGATGGCTCATGCCTGCGGATGCGACGACAGCGGCCAGCCCGCCGCGTTGCGGAAGGTTCGCCGCAGCCGAACGGGTCGCCGCCCGTTCCAGCGGAGGAGCGGCGCGCTCGAGAGCGTCGTACAGCTCAGGCTTGAGCTCGCCCTCGGCTCTGCGGAGACGCGCGGCGAGAGCGTTGAACTGCTCCTCGCCACGGATCTCGATGCTGGCCACTACGCGGTCGGGTAGGTCATGCCCGCGTTGCCGCTGTTCTTGAAGGTCGCGGTCGTCATCGGGACGTCGCCGACGCTCGAGTCGAGGAACTTGTAGTCGAACATCAGCGCCGTCGACAGCAGGGACGCCGGGTTCGTCGCCGAGCGCGCCGCGGAGGTGGGGCGGACCTCGACAGCGACCGGGGTCGTCGAAGAGATCAGCGGGGACAGGGTGGCGTGCGTCTTGCCGGCGGCGAAGTCCTGGAAGAGGACGATGTCCATGCTCGCCTCGCCGAGACCCTTGAGGCTGGACTTGCTGGTCGCGCCGAACGCGGTCGCGTCCTTGTCCTCGCGGCTGTCGGTGACAGTCACTTGGTTGCCGTGATCCGAGAGGGTCACGCCGTTGATGATGATCAGGCAGTCGGTCAGGGTGAACGCAGCCATCGGTCAGTCCTCTTTCTTCTTGGGTGCGGCCTTGACGACGTCGACGGCCTTGGGGGTTCGTTCGATGTGGCCGCCAGCAATCAAGGCGGCCTCGGTCTCGACCCGCAACGCGCCCAGATACTGACCGTTCTGCGGACCGCCAGAGAAGTTGTCCGACAGCACCTTGTAGGCCCGCGGCGCGATCTCCAGGTGGCCGCCGTCGAGTGCGTCCTTCTCGTCCATGACGGACAGGTCGAGCTCGACCACGGCATCGCCGTACTGCGACTTCGCCGCAACCGA